AATCCGTAAGTGACTCTTTCTCTGACACCTAAAGAGGGTTGCGGAACACTTGGCTTGTTCCCACCTATCCTGCTGGCATCAATGTTTAGCCCACCTGTTCCATGAGTTAGGACATTCTCGGCAACTGTTCCGATAAGGGGTTTGCGAGCAACGACTATTGGTTCGAGTGCTGGCTTTAGTGCTGTTCCCCATCCTTGCCATTGTTTTGCTTCAGGTGTTGATGGCGCTGTGATGTTGAACTCTGCCAAAGCACCTTCCTCAAGTCTTTTGTTATAGCCTGTGTTAGTCCCACCCTTATCTGAAAGATTGAACTTAGGTGCTTGAGGCTTAGTGCCAATCACTTCTCTTTCAGCTCCGGCAGCCTTGTCAATCGCCTTGCTAACATCCAGCGACTTAGGGAAGCCTGACCCATACACCCACCCGATTGAATCCCTAATCTCAAACCCTGCCATGCGAATAGAAATACCCATAAGGTCATAGGTTCGGGTTCCTGCAAAGGCGAGCAAGTGTCCACCTGGCTTTAGCACCCTTAGGCACTAATCCCAGATAGCAGGTGGTGGGACAAAAGAGTCCCAAGACTTACCCATGAACCCCTTGCCTTCAGGTATGTGAGAGCGATCACCTGATGCCCAAAGCTGTATTGCCTTGATGATGTAATCAGGGTCAGGGTTGCCTAGTCCGTAAGGTGGGTCGGTGACTATGGCATCTATGCTGTTGTCGGCAAGTGTTGGTAGTAGGTCTAGGCTGTTGCCTTTTAGTATTTTGTAGGTCATCTCTCTAGTATTTCCTTTATCCCTAGCAAGTTTAGGGCTAACTCGGCTTGTTGAGGCACTACTCCGTTGCCACAGGCTTTCAGCTCATCGTTACGCTTTAGTCCGATGTCTGTTATCCAGCCGTCAGGTAGTCCCATCATCCACTCTGTGAACTTAGATGAGAGTCTATGGTTTCCTTCTTTGCCGTCTGGCTTGGTTGGCTCTGGTGCTGGTCTGCCGATGATAGCTTCCCATCGTCTTATGGCTGGCTCGAACTTACCCCAGTTAGTAAGCAGCACTTGATCTTCAATGCGTGACTTGGGCGCACCTGCCTCAACCTGCTTGGTAGATGAGTTGTAGTTTCCAGCTCTAGGTGTGCCAAGCAGCACTTCACCACCATTGATTACTGCTCTGGCTACTGTGTCAGTCTGCACCTTGCCATCTCGTTCGTGAGGTTGTGAGCCGTCTTTGTAATCTCTTGTGGTTGGTGTTGGTATCAAGTCAAGGATGTCCTCTCGCAAGTTACCTGAGCTGTTACGCCTACTGTTTGAGCCACCTCGGTAAAGCTGTCTTTCTCTTGCCTCACCTGTCCGAGCTGGCAGGTGTTCCATTGTGTTAGGCGTTGGGAATAGGTCAGGCTTATGGAATACCTGAGCCAGCGTGACTGAGTGCATTGAGCCTAGCTTTTGCTGACTGCTAGACAGGTTGGCTGTGTATTGGTCGCTGACTGTTGGGGTCGGTAAGTTATTGACTTCTCTACTTACTTTGTGGCCCTGCAACTTAGCCAAGTCCATAGCCTGATCTCTAATGCCAACTGTGTTACCTCGCCTTCGAGCCTCAGCCTCACCTAGTGCGCCACCCTCGCCTGAACTAGCTATTGGGGTGCGCAACAATAAAGACTCTGAAACGCTGGTGTGGTGCGCCGGCATCACTCGCTCGAACACCTGACCATTGAGCATCGTACCCGATGTCGGCCAAGTCCCCAAGAACGGCTCCGATAGCTCTAAGAGCTGGCTTTCCGTTGAGTGTTCCCAATACTTCATCTGTGTATTCCATACCATTGTTGGCTTTTGCACTTAGTAAACCCCTTACATTTTCGATTATGACTAGCTTTGGTTTCTTGTATTGCTCGGTAGAACTCTGACCATAAGCCTGAGCGAGTTCCATCCTGTAATCCTGCTCGCTTACCTGCCAGAGATAAATCCTGACAAGGAAAGCCACCTGTGAGTATGTCAACAGGCTCAACCTGTGTGAAGTCAACCTTGCTGACATCTCGGTAGTTTGGAACGCCTGGGAAGTGTGCCTCAAGTATCTGGCTTGGTGCTGCTTCCCACTCACAATGCCAAGCAACCTCAGCACCTGTGAGCTTTGATACAGCTAAGTCAAGACCGCCGTATCCGCTGAATAAGCTCCCTATTTTCATCTCTCTCTTTTCTGGCAACTAAAGTTTGTAAACAGTCCCTTGGAAGTTCTCACCCTTGGTAAGTGGGAACACTAGCAAGCCTGGGTCGCTGTCATCTCCACCCATACCTGTCCGATACCAGCTAGAGCCAGCGTCAAGAGTTGGGCATTGAATGACCCAGCGGCTGTGGTTGTTTCGTCTGCCTGACTCTTTGACTGTTAGGTGATGGAAGTGTCCATGAATCAGGATGTCAGCATCTTTTACTGGCTGGTTGCCATGCGACTGGTTACGCCACCATTGGACTATGCCGTCAGGTCTTGAGGCTTGGTGTCCATGCACTAGGCCGAGAATCATCTCGTTGTCACCCCAAACATCTAGGGCAAGTGACTCATCGTTAGCCTGTGGCTCATAGAACTTGACTGGCAGGTCTGTTTCCTGTGCGAGCCTGGCAAGCTGGCGTTGGATATGCAATCCCCAGTCATCGCTTGCTGTGCCTAGTTTCTGTCTGCCTGATCTCCAAGCGCAATGATTAGAGCCAACTGAAGCAGCAACTATTGGAGCATAGTTAGCCATTAGCTTTAGGGTTTCCCACTCAAAGGTTGCCTCTAGGTCAACCTGCTGCATCAAACTGAGGTCGTTGGTTCGCATTGGGTTGCCACCTGACTCGAAGCCCTCGATGCTGTCACCGACATTTAGGAAGTAGATAACATCTGGCTTTTCCTTTTTTAGATAGCTGGCAAGGTTGGCTTGCTTCTCAGCGATGCGTTCAATCAACTCAGGTGTGCCACCTCGGATGTCACCTGCCTTGCCTGTCTGAGTATCTGACCAGCAGACAACAACAGCCTTCTCAAGTGTTTCTTTTGGCTTGGCAATCTTGAGTCCCTTGCGAGTGTTGGCATAAAGGGTTGGTAGGTCAATCTCGACTTCAGAGCGTGTTCTGAAGTTGAATCGCCAGCTAACTAACCAATCGCCACCCTCACGCTGTTGCCATCGGCTAGTGCGTATCGGGCCGTAGATCTCAATCTTGTCAGGGTCGAAACCTTGCTCGATTAGGAACTCATCAAAGTTAGGTTGATTGCCGGTAGTCGGTGGGGTTGTTGCCTCACCTAGTGTGCCGTCAAACTCAACGGCTGGCCGCCAATCTTTCGGTGGTGTTACCTTTGGTGCTGGTTCCAGGTTATCTAGCACAACTGCACTCTTTCCTTCTATGAGCAAGAATAGGTTTCTCGCTGATTGGGATTCCCCTAGCTGTTAGTTCTCTAGCTAGTGCTGGTGCTTTCCAAGACTCATTACTTACAGCATTGACAAGTATTACTTGATCCTTGCTGTCCAACGATTCCAAGATTGACCTTACCTTGCAGCTCGGTTTTCTCTGTGTCGGTGTCATTCCTTCTAGCATTGTTTTCCCTTTCAGTTTCTCTTATCAAGTTTAGGGCTAAGTCCCCGATTTCTGGCTCAAGATAGTGCCATTCGACTTGCATAATTCTTTCAAGTAGTAAGGCAAGATTGCGCCGAATTGCTTCAAGGTCGCTCGACCAAACTAGGTTCTCATCCTTTAATAGGTTGATAGCCTCGAAGATTTCACGCTCATCTGCGTTTGTGAAGTGTGTCATTTGACCCCCCTAGTAAAGAAGGCTACAACTAAACTTTTCAGTTGCATCCTCTTGTATGCCCAATGAACTCGAACGATACGCCAGTTGATAGGTTGCTTCTCAGCTCTGTGCTTTGCCAATGTCCCTCACCGCCTCGATGATTTCGACAACTCGCTCAAGAGTGTCAATGTCTATGGTGGTGCTTAGGACTGCATCCTTGTGTAGTGAGTAGATCACTTGCTCGCTGAAATACTCAGCCATGTCTTTTGCGCCTTGTTCGTACCCTTTAGCAAAGGCTCTCTCTTTACCTCTGCGGATGTGATAGGCCCAAGCAAATCTAAAGCTCATTTCTCTACCTCACCCAGGATTGCCTTAGCTCGGTACTCGATGTCTTTGGCTGTCTTGACAAGTTCGGCAAGCTCTTTGTTTATCATTGCCAAGCGTGCCTCAAACTCAAGCAGCTTGACGTCTATTTCTTTTGGCCCCATTGTGTTTTCCTTTCGGCTAGGTTTGCTTCCATGTCAATTCGGTACTGACCTTCTATCTCGTCAGCAATGTCTTGGACTGTGATGGCTACATTCTGCTCTTGGTGGATGCGGATAAAGTCAAGGACTGACTCTCTCTGGTATCTAACGCCAGCCCTAAATCCCTCTGTGTAAAGTGTCTGCATGATTACCTCGATGAGATGTTGTATTCAGGGTCAACATAGATTTCAATGTTGTCCACGATCTCAATAACCCTAGCGATTGCTTTGGTCGGTACTGGGTAGGCAGCCTTGATGAGTTGTAGCACCTCGTTTTTCATTAGCATCCTGCCCATGTAGATTCCATCTGACTTGGCTACACCAAAGTTGTATTGGTGAGGCTGGAAGTCAGTTACTGCGAACTCAATCTCTTGAGGGTTATAGTTAGGCATTTTCTCTCATTTCTTTTATTGTGTATTTGATGTGGTCAATTAGTTTCATACGGGCTATTGCCTCTGTTAGATTAACTGAATCCTTTAGGGAGTCTTTTGCTTGAAGTGTGAACTGTGTTTCAGTCCAGCGTTGAGCCTCGGCAATTATGCGTTCGGCTAGTTCTTGTTCGTTCATCTGCTTTCCTTTGTGAACTCGTTTATGGTGGCAAAGAAAACAATCAGCATGGCGATTACTCCAATGCCGTAACCGAGTCCAACATGGAACTCTTGAATTTTCCAGCTTGCCAATACGACTGCTGCCATAGCGATTATGAATATATAGAATTTCAGCATTTTCTTTTCCTTACTTTGTTAGGTCGTTTACGAACGATTGAACTGTGATTAGGAAAGCAACCAAGACTCCGACTATGCCCACGATCAGGCCGAGTGTGGAATCTATTAGCTGCACGATAAAGCTCGATAGCATGATGACTACGAGTGATAGTGAATAGACGAATAGCTTTGCCATTACTTTGATGCTCCTATCTGACTCCCTTTGAGTCATACTTAGAGCTTATACCTTTTTGCCCTTTTTCTGGCAATTTTGCCAAATTTAGGTCTTTTTCGGCGTGTCGGAATAAAGGGCTAGTTGAGGGTTTTGACGCTGATTGTGGCCCCTGGCTCGATGCCCTCGGCGTAGAGCTTCCTAGCTGAGATACGGACTATGCGGCTGTCATCGATAACAACGCCTGAGTTTGTAAGGGCATCACCGACAGCCCTGATTAGCTTGTCCAGCGGTCAGAGGTCGGGGGCTACTGAAGGCAACCCCCGACTCACAGTTTTACCTTTAGGCATATAGAAGTTGACGATAAGCTCACATGGCTCGTCTATGGGTTGCCAGTCATTCGGCAGGTTAGCTAGTGCTGATTCGACTATGGCCTTACGCCAAGCCTTATGCTTCGAGCTGTTGACCTGAACGATTCTGCCCTGCATGATGGCGTGTGATCCTTGGCTGGCTGGGTTGCCTGTAACGCTAAAGCTTACCTCTGCCATGTAGTTCCCATGCTCCAATTATGGCAGCAAGGGTGTAAAGAATACCGAAGGTTAGCCCCAAGCCACCTAGAACGCTTTTAGTTTGCGTAGAGAGGTTTATTAGTATGCCGGCGGTGATGGCTGGGACTAACCAACGGAGATTACTCAAAAGGGAAGTGATTCCCTGTGTGTTGGCTCAAAGATTTCCTTGATTGCCGATAGTGGCTCTGCTGGAACTACCTTTGGGTTGTTGATGCTGACCTTGATTGACTGCTTGGCTTCGCCCTCTTTGTTAGTCCAGTTGTCTATCTCTGCTGAGTAGAGTCCCTCGACCTGAAGGGTGTCACCAACATCAAAGGTTGTTGGCTGTGCAAGCCAGACTGTGTAACGCTTGTTGATTGTTTCGCCAGCCTTGCTTTGGAATGATTCTGTTAGCTCGATGCCCTTGCCCTCGTAAAATACTCGGCTAATTGCACCCTTTACTTTGATTATTGCCATCTCTTGTTTCCTTATCTCTTGTTGTTTTACTCTAGTGTTCACCTATGACATGGTTGGGGTTGGTGCAGTCAAGGTGTCCACAAGACCTAGTGCCTGGCAAGACTGGCTTGCCGTCAAATAGTGGGATGGTAAGCGTGAGCTTGTCGAACTCACCCTGCCAGGGGATACACTTCTCAGAGCCATACTTGATGACGAGAGCTTGATGCATCCGACAGGATTGGCACTTGAGGTCTTTACGCTTACGCTTTTGGGTGTTGACCTTCCAAGTAGAGCCACACCGACAGCACAAAGCAACATTGTCATCCACGCCATAATCTTAGCCGACCACTCTGGAAAGGTGTCCCTCAAACCTTAGTGCGACTTCACCGAGTCCACCATGTCGGTTCTTAGCTACCTTCATTATCATCTGGCTCTTTTGCCACTCGAACTGATCCTCGTCAACCTGCCGTCTGTGAAGCAAGATAACAGCATCGGCATCCTGCTCGATACCACCTGAATCTCTTAGGTCAGCCATGTCAGGCTCGGAGTCTTTACGCTGCTCAGGGCCTCGGTTGAGCTGGGCTAGTGCGATGACTGGCACATTCAAATCCCTAGCTAGGTTCTTGAGTCCGATTGAGATGTCGGTAATCATCTCATAACGCTTTCGACCCTTCTCGGTGTCTTGAATTAGACCGAGATAGTCAACAACGATGGCTTGCAGTCCATTGTTACCCTTTACGCTGTTTGCCAAGGCTCGTATCTGCATTAGGTTTTGACCTGACTTGTCATGGATAGCAAGCTGGTGGGATTGGATGTCTTGTCTGACTTTGGCAATCTTTACCCAGTCATGATCCCTAAGAGTTCCCTTCTCGATGTTGCCGATGTAAACCTCAGCTTCCATGCTGATTATGCGATTGTAAAGTTCACTCTTGCCCATCTCAAGGCTGTGAAAAGATACAGGGCCAGTCTTAGATAGTTCCCAAGCAATCTGCAACCCAACGATTGTCTTACCAACACCAGGTCTTGCACCGATGATGTATAAAGCACCTGGTCGGAATCCTGCGATCACTTCATTGAGTAGGGGCCAAGGACTTTCAGGATAATGCTTTGGTTTGTCTATCTCATCAAGGTAAGGGATTAGCTCATCGGCAACATAGCTTGGCTTGACTGCCGAGTTACGATCTATGAGGTTGTCAATTTCTTTTTTAGCTGTGTCAAAGACTGTGGCTAAATCCTCATGCTGAGCCTTGCTGTGAATCATAGTTCCGGCAACAGCTAACCTTCGCCTAGTGGCTTCCTCGATTACCTTGCTGGCATAAAACTTCACAGAGGCAGCAGTCGGGGTAGCTGTGATGACATCGTGTAGGTAGCTTGCTAGTTTCGGCAGAGCTGCACCCACAGTCATAACATCTATCGGCTGGCGATTAGCCTTCATCTCCAGAATGGTTTTGTAGATTCGCTCATTCTGTAAATCGTCAAAGTCGCTAGGTGTAAGTGTTAGTTCCTCTAGTGCCTTGCCGTTGGTCAGTAAGACTGATCCGATTACCGACTGCTCGAACTGTGTCATTTGATTCTCCCTACAAACAGCTTAGGCAAAGGTTTTGCTTCAGCGACTTCAACACTCTCATAGAGTCCCTTGTTTAGCCAAGAGGCTGGGTAGGGAATGTATTTTAGCTCTGGCAACTTTCCCTCAGCGTAGGCTTTGGTCAGCTTCAATAACTCATCAGCGGTTTTGCTTTTGGTTGCTTTATTCCAAGCTTTGAGTGCATCACCTTTGGCTACCTTTTTTGGGTAAAGATTCCAAAACTTTTCAAACTCATCATTGCTGGTTTTCTTTGATGGTTCTTTGATGGTTAATATTATGTTTTGCGTGCCAACAGGTGTCACCCCTGATTTACCTGAGCTGTCACCCCTGCTTACCCAGTCTGTCACCCCTGATGTCGAATCTGTCACCCCTGACTTGATTGTGAGCCAGTAAAGATTGGTCTTGTATTGACCTCTGATAGGTGCGTTTTGTAGCTCAACTTTTAGCTCACCGAGGTCAACAAGTTCTTGTATGTCACGCTTGACCGAACGCTCTGATGCATTGGCATACCTGGCTAGTGTGCTTATCGAAGGCCAAGCACCTTGATCTCCAAGATGATTAGCTATTCCAAGCAGCACTAGCTTTGCCCTGCCAGTTGCTTTGGATTGGTTTAGTACCAGCGACACAGCTTCGATGCTCATTGAACACTAGCCCTGTCAAGCATGACCATCATTACAGTCGGTGAGATTACTTTTGACTCGAACGCTTCCTTGACGAGCATTGCCCAGTCACCGGCATCAAGACCTTGAGCCTTGTAGTCCATCTCAGCCATAAAGATGTTGTTAGCGTAGTAAGGCAGAATCTCTGCCAATGTTTTATTTGTCCAGTTAAGCATAAAATGCCTTCCTTTTGTAAAGGTTGGCATTAGACTTATCTAGATGCCAACAGCTCGATTGTTGGTTATCAACGCCCTCTAGGAGTTCACCTTCTAGGGGGCATCTTTTATTCTGTTATGTCTTTACAGTAGCACCTTAAAAGTATTCAGGGTCACTTTCCAGCAGGTCTTTTGTAAAGTCATCGTTGAGTAGCCACCAGCCACCATGCCCAAAGATAGGCACTTCGAGTGGGTTCTCATGGTTTCTTAGTTTCCAGCCCAACTTGCGACCTAGCTCGGCGAACTCGGCGTTGGACTCTAGCCTTGAGTTAGCATCGGCACATAACGGAACGATGTTGCTTGGGACATCTCTAGCTGAGCTGCCACCCATGCCCCGATTCTGCCGATGATGAGGAATAAGGTCATCGCCTTGGGAGCCACAATGCCAACAGCCCAAGTCACGCTCTAAGTATTTCTGGAATTGTTTTTTAGTCATCGAACGGATCGTAAATCTTGGCTGGCATCTCTCCAGGTTGAAAGCCCAAAGCGATTGTGGTTTCAGACACGCCACCATTGACAGCTTCAACGATGTCGGTGTTGTCGGTGTTGTCGGTTTGACAGGTGTGATTACGCCGCCACTCTCGAACAAGCGTGGCTGGCTTAGGTTCGTCTGTCTTGAATTTTGCCCCACATGAGCAGGTTTCCGCTATCACTCGATAAGGCTACCAGCTAGGCGTGCCGCCATTGGAGTTCGACATTCTTGCTCATTACAGCCATCATGGTTGCTTGGTCTGACAGGGTTTTCATCTTGGTTTTGATGCGGTTGTATTCAGCCCTTGCTAGGTCAGCCTTGAGCTTTTCCTCTACTGCCTGCAACTTAGCCACAGCTTGCCGGTCTGCCACAGTCCCAGAGTTGTTGATGAAGGCTAGTGAGATAGCCCTGTCATACGCCGAGTCTGCATCTGCCAGCTTGCACTCAGCATCGTAGAGAGCATTAGCTCCCTTGTCCATCTCTCTCGTCAGCCTTTGTAGTTCCTCGACTATGTGGCCTGGTGTAATAATTTCCATTTTTTAGTCTTGTTGCCCTCTCTCTTTGTACTTGCCAAATGTTGCTTACTAGGTCAAACTCATTCAGCATAAATTGTTCTTGTAGGCACTCTTGAGTTTCAAGAATTGAGGCTATCAGAATCCTCTTTGCCTGTGAGTCCATTAGCTATTGCCTTGATCTTGTCGAGAGTTGCGGTTGATGCTCCACCTGTTTTGGCTTCGCTGTATAACAATCGTAAACCCTCGATGTCACTCCCTAACGCTTCGGACATTGCCAGCCAATCTTTAGCTGTTGCCTTTGGTCTTGCATCTCTGGCAACCTTTTCCATTTCCTCTCGGCTGGCTCTCTTGTTGCCTGAATAGTTTGCGTTGGCTAATGCTCTACCAATGCTGCTGGTTTCACAGACCTCTAGTGCGGATGTCGCTTGTGGCCCTTTGTTAGAGTCCACCTCGAACGCTAGACCTGTTGCCTTTGGTAAGTTCTTTTCTTGATCCTCGGCTGTTAGGTAGATGTAGCTCTTAGTGACCCAAGTGCCAGCCTGTCGGTCTTGTGCTGTGGTGATGTTGTCGGTGATTATCCTGCCGTCTTTGTAATCCTTGTAGAAACGCTTGATGCGTTGCTCTACCGGCTCATAATCATTTAGGTTGAACTGTGGCATTTACTTTCCCTTCTCGTGGTGCAAGTAAGGTGCGCCACCAGCTCTTGATCTAAGGCTAAGCAGATGCTCTCCGTAGATTAGACCTCGCTTTGCCCCATCCATTGCTTGTATAACTCTAGCCTTTAGCTCTGTCATTTTGGCGTTAGCCTTCTCAGCGTCTGTGACCGAGTTGATGTAGTGCATCCCCAAGTCATCAAGGTCAACCTCGCTGTCTGAGATACCAGGCGATAAGGCTCTGACTGTTTCTAGTGTCGAGTTGCTCCCATCCCAGTAAGGCATTTTCATATCTAGGCAAGCCTGACGGAATCTAACAGCCGAGTCCCAAAGTGTTTCAGCCTCAAACTCATCCCACTCGATGTCAAACTCCATGTAGCTCGACCCTGCGAGTGCAACTAACTTAGCTTGCTTTATACCGAATACTCTCATGTACCAAAGCACCTGCGCTCGGTAAGCCTGTGGAACACCTGACCAGTAATCTCTAGAGAACTTGACCTCGACAATCCCCCACTCACCATCAGCGGTTTTGTAAAGTCCATCAGGGTTAGACCTAGCCCAAGGGTTTTCTTTATTTGCCCAAGTTCCTGTTTCGTAGATTTCTAGTTCAGGATGTTCGTCAGCAAACAAGTCGAGTATCGGTGCTTCAAGTTTTGTACCAAGCTTCATACTCATGTTGGGTGTTACCTCGTCAGGAATCTGTCCTGTCTTTTTTGCCCACTTGGTAATTGCTGATTCCCAAGCACTTAGCCCGGTGATAGCTGCGATGTCTGAGCCACCGACAGCACCTGGTTCGTTGCGTAAATCGCGCCACTCTTGACTGCCGTTGGCAAAGTGACCGAGTAGGACTGCATCAAATAACTCGTTAGTTTCGGCTGGTAATTTATTTACTGGCAAGGTTTCCCTCTCTTTTCCTTGTCGCAAGGCCACGCTAACTCTCTCGGCGTGGCTTTGCTATTTAGTGTGTCTTTACTCTAATGTGAGCCTATGACATTACGCCAGATTGAACGCAAATATATTGAGTTGCAAGAAGCAATAAGAAACAATGACGGCGTTGATTGTAGTCAAGTTCCAGAGGTCTTTTTCCCAGAGGATGAGCATGACCCAGCAACTCGAAAGTCAATGGTGCAGGTAGCAAAAGAAGTCTGCGCTGATTGCCCTGTAAGGCTGAGGTGTCTTGACTATGCGTTATCGGCAGGGATGCAAGGCATCTGGGGTGGAACTACTGCTGAGGAACGACAGAAGCTAAGAGCTTAGTCCTCGTTGCTTGGCACATTACGGATAGCAAGAGCCGATCCTGTAACAGTCAAGATTGCGGCAAAGACATTCAGTAGCGGTGAGGCAAGTTCCTCAGACAAGATACCGATAGCAACCAATAGTGGAACGATTGCGGCAATAACTCCGTAAATCCATTTACGAGTTTCAGGTGTTGGGTTTAGCATTTGTAGCCTTTCATCTTGTCCTATCAGTTTACCCAACCGAATAAACGCTATCCAGCCAGAAATTGAGGGGCTGTGAGGCTCGTAGAGGGCTTGGCAGGTCTTAGCCTAAGTGATTCCCTTGCCAAAGCCCAAAGGCCGTCTATGAGGCTTACAGGGCTTTATAGGGCAATACCTATGGAAGTCTGCCCCAAGTAACCCAGCCAACAACGCCATCTACCCTGATGCCCTGCTCACGCTGGAACTGCCTGACTCTGGCATCGGTGATAGGGCCAAAGATGCCGTCAGCCTTGATACCTAGAACGCTTTGAAGGTACTTGACATTTGAGCCTGTTGATCCACGCTTCAAGAATCTAATAAGTCTTGGCTTGTTGCTGGCTGGTGGTGGGCTTGGGATAACCGGTGCGACAGGTGCGACTGCCTGAGATGCTCTCTTGTTGCACTCGGCAACGATGTAGTCAAGCTGTGAAATTACAAATGGCCCTGGGCAAGCGGTAGCTGAATACTGCTGGTGCCAAGCGATAAAGAACTCGCTCTGTACCTGAGTCTTGATGTTCTTAGCAAAGCCTCGGTTAGCTCTTGGCGAGATGCTTGCATGAAAGATGATGACATCTATCAAAGCCTCGATAGCAGCAGATGACACAGGCCAATCTCCACCGACAGATGAGTTGTCAATCTCAAAGGTCACAGCACTAGGGTCAGGCTGTCCACCTGTTGAGTAAGGTCTGCGCTCAGGGTTTACGATTCCTGTTACTGCACCTGAGTTGGAGATGTGATAGGTAGGGTGAGAGTTGCGTGGGTTCTTGTTAGCAACATAGTTCAGTCCGTTAGTTCCTGCGACATGGTGAATCACTACTCCGTTGATGGCTTGCCCATTGCGAGAGCCACCGAATCCGTTGTCTTGTATTCCTGCAACCTTTGGGTACCAGCTCATTATTTTCCTATCGTGCTAATTAGTAATCCGATGATGGCTACAACTGCTGCTGTAAGTCCTGTGTAGGCTACTCTCTCAATCCAAGCAAGTCTGGCTAATGTGAGTTCTACTTCTCTGATTCTTTCCGGCACATCGTCAAGGTGATCTAGTTTCTGCAACACCTGGATAAGAATCTGTCCATGCTCAAGTTGCTTCTTGTAGATGTCGGCCTGAGTAATCCGAACTGAAGTAGTTTCCTCAGACATTAGCTTTTAAGTCCAAAGGCTGCTTCAACTTCATCAACAGAAAGTCCAAGAGCGCGGAGTTTTTTGATAGCAGAATCTTTAGAGTCAATTTTTGCTTGTTCTTGTTTTGCAATTTTAGCTTGGACTTCCGGCCATTGTTTTTCTAGGACTTCTTTTGTTGGCTGTGGAGTATCGGATAACCAAGTCAATCCAGAATAATCATCACCATTCATTATCCATTCTGAATCTGGATAGTTATAAGTAAGAACAAGTGAGATATCCATTAGCCGGCTACTTCCATAAGGGTGATTGTGCTTGCACTTCTAAAGTTAGAACTGTTATTTGTATCTCCAAGCGACCTATTCACATAAAGAGTTAAAGTTCCGCCGCTAGAATTTATTACTTTTACGCCATAAGTTATGGGGCTAGTCGTAGCAGGAGAATGTAAAGTGTTTAAGGAAATAGTTGCCCCATGATCAGTATCTGAGGAAGCTAGGACATACTGTCCGCCACCAACCCTCGTTCTTGATGAGGCTGCATCACCTATTGCAATCAAAGTACCGCCAGCGTCAAGCCCTGCAAAAAAGCTGTTTCGACCCGATCCTGAACCATTGACATTAGCAATCACTAGAATTTTAGAACTAACACTTGACGGCGTAATAGTTGCGGTTAGACCAGTAACCAATGAGCTGGCCTGAGATGCAACTGAAGCCGAAAAAGAGTCGGTTTTGGTTGTGGAAACAACCTGTAGAATCCCACCAGTTGTCGCCAAGCTATTTTTCCAAGCACTTCCGTCATATAGTGACAAAATGTTGGAGTCATTTAGGTAGGCTGCCATTCCCTCGACTGGGGTGTCAATAGCTGCATCCCTAGCTGTGGCTGAGCCAAAGGTCATAACAGACTGATCCATTAGATAAGTGTTTACATCAGAGGCATCGAGCCTTGTGAATCCCTCAAATTCTTTTCTTGGCATGGTTTCCTAACTATGGCCCTAATACATCTTGGTTTAGAATACCCTTACTATCGCTGTTTAATATAAACAAGTTTCGGTTGTTTCTAAGCCTTAATTCTATCTCATGGCTAGTTATCGTTATGCGGTGCGAAATGCCTGTGATAAGTCCAGCCGTAATCTTTGGATCACCAACGCCGTTAGGGGTAAAGCTAATAGTGATAAATGAGTCAATTTCAAGATTTAGCACTTCAAGTTGTTGCTCAAGGCTTAGGTTGCTTAGGTCAACAGTGATGGAGTCCACTCTTAGCTGTGGCTCGTAGTAGTAAGTCAGGTAGTCCTTTGCAACATCGAAAGCTTCAGCGTCGGTTGAGTTCAAAAGGTTAGTAAGGGAATAAGACCTAACTCCATAAAGTTCTTTAGATCGTGGAGCTTCAGTAAGCTGTGTGACGGTTGCTGGGTCTTGAGTTGAGGCTTCAATCTCTGTGTAAAGAAACTCAGAGCCGTAGCTGACATCTATTTTTGTGAACCTAATGCCAGTACCAGAGTCTGTGAAATCAACAGCAACTGGCTCAGGGTTGGCAACTGTAACTGTGAGCAAAGAAGCAGCGTTGCCAGGTGAGGCAGGAAAAGCAGGGGTAATCTCAACCGATGAACTGTAAGGGCCAGAGTAGTCAGACCCATGAGCCACAGCAACTGAGTTAATAGCAGCAACTCGGTAGTGGTAAGTCGTTCCTGGGGTAAGACCTGAATCAGTGTAGGTAAGAAGGGTGTTGCCGGTGCTGGCAACGATTGTGCTGAAATTTATGTTGTCTGTTGATCGTTGGATTCTGTAACTACTAACAGCTTGACCACCATCGTCGGTGGGTGCTGTCCATGTAATAGTTGCACTTGTTCCAGTTGAGCTGGCAGTCGGAGTGCCTGGGGCAATAGGTAGTGTGTCAAAGACAACCTCAAAAACTAACGAACCATTTGATAGTGTTACTCCACCAACACGAACCACTCCGTTGTCGGTAAAGTTAGCGTCTGGTGCGGTGTTATCCATCTTGATTGAAGCACTAAAGGCAGTGTCAACAGAGTAAGTTACTTGAGCACTTGTTTCCTTTGTAAAACCGATCCAATAGGTTGTTCCAGCGTAAACAGGTCTTGAAAGATTAGCACCTACAAGATAAGGAGTCTGTGAATTAGGTAGGGTAAAGGCACTTGTAAAAAACCCATTTGTTCCACTACCTGACCACATAACAAACTTGGTAGTTGCGTTAGAGCTGTTGTAAGCAGTGACCTCAATGTTTAGTGCAGATACTAAGGCTGGCTTGGCTGATGCTCCGGTCTTGCCAGGGGCATCCCTGCCAGAGATGTCGGGCATGGTAATAAGTTGAGCAATGTTGTATGGGGGTCTAAAACCAAAGAAGGGGTCTTGCCTTCTTACAGCGCCATTGGAATAAGTTGTCACTAGTCAAGTATCCATTCGGTTTCGTAAGACTCAAAGGCTCGTTGGGGCTGATAGTCAGGTGCTTCAGGGTCAGTCGAGTTGTAAACAGGGTCGTTAGCACCATCAAAGTAAGCGTCAACAAGAGGAGCTTCTTCAATCAAGATAGCGTCAAGGAATACAGCATTAGCCGATGGGGTTTGTCTTATGCTCATACCAGAATAAAGGCTTGTGGCACTTAGGTTGGTGTCAATTCTTGTCCACGCATCACTTGTTACAGTAGCCGTTGAAGCTCCGTATTGTGAGTAAGCAGTTCCGCTAGGTGATGTCAAAGAGGCAACCTCGACAGTCACAGTTCCCGAGCTGGCTTTAGCGTAAACCGACAAGTTGTATTCCACACCGACTTCAGACTCAAAGTATTGCTCGGCAACACCACCAGCGGTAAGGCTGCCACTAGCCGTACCGATATAAGCGGTGGCTGTTGATCTTGTGATTGAACCAGCGGTGTTTATCCAACCAGTTGTATTGTTCTCGAAGCTAGGGTTGTAGCAAAGGTTAGTTCTTGTGTAAGTAAAGGTCGGGTTGTTGATGTCATTGTTACGGCTTCGGAATACTATGCGACCTGACTTGTCAATAAAGAGTCTGCCTGGTTCTGCCCTTTCTACTTCTTGCAAGTAGCTCAAGGCGTTAGTTCCATTGCTCACTTCGTAGTCACCCATAGTTGCAACACCAGGAGAAATAAGACGCTGAGATGTAGGCCAGATAGCTGTGCCACCAACTTCAGGTCGTAGTAACACAGCCAGAATTCTTGCACTGCTAAGTTGCTCGGTTGGTGAGTAGTCGGTAAGAGTCTGATTGTTTAGATTCCAGAAGGCATCAGAGGCAACAATCTCGGCGATGGACTCACCACTTGGAGAGTAGTTAAAGTTCCAGTCGGTAATGTATCCGGTAAAGATAATCTGGTTCTCTTTGTAAACCTTGACTTCACCTGTTGGAACAATCAAGCCTTGGTAAGGGCTAGGGCCATAATCAGGGTCATAGTTACGAGTTTCGTTGTTTAGCTGGATAGAACAAGAGGCAGCGTTGAAGGTATCTTGCTGTGGGTCTTTACCTCTAGTGACAGCCACGCTAATAACATCTGCGCTGATGTCGTTGAAGTTTACAGGTACGCCTGACTCAGCGAATCCAAACTCTACCTTGATTGACAATTAGCCTCTCCAAGCTGTACCCGATTGACGCTCGAAGTCTTTGATGGCGTTGACAACTGATCTACCGATGTCAGGGCCAGTAGCCATTCCACCTGAAACATTGATGTTGTAAACATTGCCACCCTTTTGACCGAACTGTCCCAGTCTATCAAGAGGGATAACAGCCTCAGCCTGACCACCCTCAGCGATATTGGCAAGCACTCCACCTGGTCGGGGCATTACGATTCCACCCTCGGCAAGTCGGGGAATAGAAATCTTAGATATTTTACCAATCTGCAATTCAATACCAATTACCTTGCCAGCAGATAGAACTGTGTTTATCAAATCAATCAAACCGTTGATACCTGAAATCGTGTTGTTAATAAAACCCTCAACTAGACCAATCATTGCGTTGATTGCAAATTTTCCAACTAAACCTAAGTTTTCAAAGGTTGAATTAAAAAAGTTTCCGATGTTTTCAAAGCCAATGCGAAAACCCTCAACAAAATTATCAAACGCAACACCAATGTCTGCAAACAATTTATCCCAGCCGCCATAAAGTTTGACCAGTTCGTTGGTCAGTAATATAACACCCATTACAAGGGCAGCAATCAAAGTGATAATCTTAACAATCGGGTTAGCGTTTAGGGCAAAGTTAACAGCTAATATCGCAACAGCCAAAGCTCCAAGAACACCTGCAAGCACAGTAGCAACAACTGAGTTTTCAGATACCCACCCTGCAAAAGCTGTAAATAGTGGGACTACCGCTTCCATGACAGGAATAAGCACATTACCAATGGCAATCCCCATGTTCTGAAAAGCTACGGCCTGACGCTCTAGAACCCTTGACTTGTCTATCTCATCAAAGGCATCGTTGACAGAACCAGCAGCGTTAGATTGACGCTCAAGCTCGTCAGCAAACTTTCCAGCACCTGTACCAGCAAGAATGTTGACTGCTGCTACTGCTTCAACAGAACCCAAGAGTGTCTGCAAAGTTCCGTTAGAACCATTAGAGGCAGTCTTTACAGCATCAAGGGCAAAGCCAAGTCCCTCATTCTCAATAGCCAATTGAGCAGACTCATAACCAAGAGCTTGAAAAATAGCATCTAGTTCCTCGCTTGGCTTTTGTAGTCCAACCATTGCTGCTCGAATTTGTGTGGTTGCTTGAGCAGTCGGTACACCAGCAGCAGTCATTGTGGCGATAGCTGCGTTGACTTCCGTAAAGGACACACCTGCGGCAGCAGCAGCAGGGCCAACATTGAAAAGAGATGCAGACAGTTCCTCGAAGGTAGTCTTACCACCTTTGACAGATGCAAACATAGAATCTGCTACTGCTTGTGCCTGACCAGTATCAAGACCAAAGGCGTTGATGATCGTAGTCAAACCATCAACAGCGGTTTCTACATCTGTAACACCAGCGATTGCGGCTTGTGAGGCAACTTGCATAAACTCAAGTGCGTTGCCTGTTGGAACTCCAGCGGATAGAGCTTGGTATAGACCACCAGTTAGAACGCTTTGTGCAATTCCAAACTCATTAGATAAGTCAGCTACAAGGCTACTGAAGTTACCAAAGGTGACCTCTGCTGCGTGACCAGTTAGACCTGTTAGGGTAACAACTTCCCTAAGTCCAACAGCTAGGTCGTTTGCCTCTGTGACGGATTTGTTAGCACCAACAGCCAAAGCACCAAGACCAATGATTGCGGCTGGAGCCAGCGATCTAGTTATTGCACCAAGCTTTTCTATTGGTGTGTCTAGTCTTTTCAGTTCTCTGGTTAGCTTGTCAAAACCAGAGCTATTGAAATTGCTGAGGATGTTGATGTTAATTGACATTAGTTGCCACCCTCAATAACTAGGTTGCGGTTCACTTGTGTCATGTATTCCTCAACACCAGCTAGAACGCTCTGCTGAATCATTGGCAACTGACCTTCAGCCTCAGACCATATGTACCTAGATGGGCTAGCACCAAGAGCAGCAATCATTGCTTTACCCTGAGTTGTTACTTTGTGCCGTCTGCGTGTTCCACGCCAGTCATAGATTTCTGTTACTGGCTTGGCTGTCTTGTTAGCCTTACCTGCCATGTCAGCGATGTTGAAAGCAACGCCACCAAACCTTACAGCCAGCAAAGGAGTAGAGCCTGAAACACCCTTACGAGCGTTGCGACCAGAAACCTCAGTCTTAAATGTGCCTGGCTTCCAAGCTGTTCTACCTCGGTGATTCTTAAAACCTTTAGTTGGCCCAAGCATAGGTGAGTTAGAGATAACCCTGTTACCTAAGTTGTCACCAGCTTTTTTCATGTGACCTCGGATAGCAAAGAATAAGTCTTGATCTACTTTGCGGATTTCGGCAAGGGTTTCCCTAATGCCGTACACCTCGACTGAGTTGCTTATCATTTTCTACCTACGCTTATTCATGGACTCTGACTTACCCTTCAGATACATCTGCATGGTAAACAGCATCCGTTCGGATTCCTGCATTAGCACTGATGGTGCTATCCCTGTTTCACAAGCTAAGGCTGCAATAAAGAGGTGGGAGCTTTTTTCTCCCAGCCCCTTTATGCCTTTACTTTTGGGTCTGTATCGTCACCCTCGATGTTTTCAAGGGTGTCAACAAAGTCCTCAAAGCTCTTGTCAGTTTGCTT